CATTTATATTTTTAAATCTTCTTCTTACTTCTTTACCAGCAAGTTTAACTACTTCTTCTGGCATTTCATGTATTGATTTATTAGATTCTGTTTTTACTGTTGTAAAATGAATACCATCTATTATTATATCAGCATGTTTATTACCTTCTTGTTTAGCAGCGCTCATTCTATTTATTTCATTAGCTATATACTCTTTTCTTCTTGCCGCACTATCTAATAAAGAAGTAGGATTCCATCTTTGAATAGTAGGAGATTTACTTATTAATCCATTATGATAAAAAGCGTTAATAGAATTTTCTATTATACCCATAGTTCTATGCATAAATAAAGTACCACTACCCATAGTTTTATCAACTAATTCTTTATTTTCTCCATATTCAACAACATCCGTAAAAGTAAAATCTTTTAACAAATTATAATTGTTAATACCAGTTATTTCTATAAATTGTTTTGTTGTTCCATCTTTAGAAGTAAATTTAGAAATACTTGTATTAAAAATAGTACTTGTTCCTTGGTTACTATGAAGTATATAACTTATAATATTTTCATCCATTAGCCTTCTATCTTCTGGTAATTCAGAACCACCAGATAAACTAATTTGTTTTCCTACATATTTTTCTAAATCACTAAATTTAATTTTGTTATCTTGATTATAAAAACTTTTAATCATTTTACTTATTTGTTCTTTAGAATCAGAAGAATCTAAAGATTGATATTTATTTTCTAACCAGTTAACAAAATCTTGTGATGTTAATTCATCTCTGTTTCTACCTTTGTTTTCTTCTAAATAATCTTTTACTTGTATATTTAATGAGTTGGCATAGTTAAAACCATCTTTAATTATTTTACCTAAGTTAGCTGTTTTTTCTTCACCATCAAAATCTGTAAATTCTCCAAGTATATCTTTGAAAAAACTTTGGTCGCTTATCTTTTTATAACGTAAACTTCTTTTATAATATTTTTGTATTTCTTTTACTGCCTTTTCTTCTTCAACTTCAGTTAATGTTTCACTACCTTCAAAAAAAGGTTTTAGTGAAGAAAAGAAAGGAACTTCCATTAGTTTCTTGAAAGCAGCTTTAGTAAAATTACTTTTATCTTCTATTTCTACACCTAATGAATCTTCAGCTCCATTTGTAAATAAATGTTTAACTACTTCTAAATATTCTGGATTGTCTTTATTGTAATCTGTTATTTTTTTATATTCTGAATCATCAACTATATTTCTTACTATATTTGTTTTTTGTTCAAATAGCTTTTTAATACCACTACTAAATGTTCCGAAAATAACAGAAGCTGTATCCTTAGCCATTCCAAATACTTTTGAAAACAAAGCATCTTCATTATCAGGAGCAAAGTTTTTACTAAAAGCGTTTGCTATTCCTCCAGTTATATTATCAGTAGTTCTTCTATAAACTTCGCTTGTAAAAATATTAAAATCTTTTGTAAAATTATCAGCTTTATCTGCATATTTATATGCTTTTTTAAAAAATTCAGGGTCTTCTAATGATTGTTTAAATGCTTTATGTCCAGAATAAACAGCAAGTAAAGAACCTAATGCTGTAAAATCTTCTGAATAACTTTCATTATCGTCTGTATTCAATAGAGTTCCAGCGGCAACTAATCCAAAACTTATCATATCTGAATAATCTTTATTTATTTTAGTCTTCTTTAGTGCCATACCAGTCAATCCAAAAAAAGCGCCAAGTTTAGCTGTTTTCCACAATAAACTTTCGCTTTTTATAGGTATTGCATTATACTCATTAGTATTTTCATCTCTTGCCATTTATTCCGTCCTTTTTATATTCCTAATAATTCTTTATAAAAACTATAATATTTCTTAGCTTCATCTGTATGGTTAACACAAACTTCATCTTCAAAAGATGTTAATCCATTATCTTTTTCGTTTATAAAAAATACAGAGCCAAATTTTCTAACTCCTATATAAAGAGTGTTTCTATAGAAAGCATTAACTCCGCATTCTTTCATTATATGTTTAAATATTTTATCTGCTAATTTTCTATTTATTCCAGTACAGTTTTTAGAACTATATAAAAAATCATGTACAACAGCAGCTTCATCATATTTTCCTCTTGGAGGTAAAATAGCCCATAAGAAAAAAGGTATACTAGCAAAATCTGTAACAAAACCTTTAGGAACTCTTATGAGCATTTTACCTACTTGATATTCAAAGTCTTCTAGTAGAATATAGCTGTTATTAAACAACTTTTCGTATTTTAATTCTGTTAATTTCATAGGTTTTTAAGCGATTCTATTTCCTTTTCAAAAAATTCTTCTTCGTTAAAGTTCCAATCTTTTTCGTCTACAGAAGGATTAATTAGATTTAAAAAACCTTGAACGTTTTCTTCGCCATAGTTTTCTATTAAAAAGCTTTTATAATTTTCAAAATTCTCTTTATTGAATTCTAATCTTTTGATTTTTGATTCAAATAAATATAACATAAACAATTCTTTTTTTGTTTTATTTAATAAGTTTTCTAAACTATAATCTCTTTTTAAAAGTTCAAATAAGATTAATCCAATAAAACTATTTAAAGAATTGTAAAATTCATTTATTGTTTTTACAAACAATCCTGGCTTATCTATATCATTACATTTGATAAAATAAAGAATTATTTGTTCAACATAGTCTTTATCATTTATTATTAATTCTATTTCATAAGCATCTAAGTCTGTGTACTTTTCTAAAAAGACTTTTCTATTTTCTAAATAAAAGTCAACATCGTTTATTTTATCTAATGCTTTTAATTCTTTTATTTCGAATTCTCTTTTTATATAACTATCTGGTATTGTAATCTTCATATTAAACCTCTATTATTTGGAATTTTTTATTTAAGTCGCTCATTTCTTTTATAATATGATACATACTTAAACTTCTACCAGCTGGCATTTTTACTATTTCATCTGGTTCAAGTTTTGGGTGCATTACACAAGTAACTAAACAAAAAACTTGAAATTCTTTTACATTAGAAGAATAATCTCCAACAGTAGTTAAAAATTCTTGATACTCTTCTTTATATAACGGTCTAATAAAATAACACATTCCAGATTTACCTAAACTAAGTTCATCATAACTAGGGTCTACAACAAAAGCTTTTAATTGCGGATGATTCATTTTTAATTCTAAAAATTCATCATTAGTTAATTGAGTGTAACCGCCACTTCTAAGAGATGGAAGTTGTTCTATTAAAAACTTTCTTTTGTTAGGGTCGTTTAAAATAGATTCTTTAAAATCTAAAAATTCAGTAGAATTATAAAGTTTTTCTACAACTTCTTCTTGAATTTTTTCTTCTTCGTTTCTAAAATCAGGAACTTGTTGTTTGTTAAATTTGTTTTTATTTTTTTTCTTCTTTTTTTTGAAACTTGGTTTTTGTTCAGAATCAATTTTCTCCGCCGGCGCATTTATGTTAGATTCTTGAACAGTAGTTTCAGACAATTCCTTTTTTAGGTCATTAAAAATTTTGTTTTTATCTTCATTGTTTAACATCTTAGTACCTCCATATTAGTCAGTAAGTTTAATTTTATTATCTACTATTTTTACATTAGAAGAACTTAGTTTATCTTCTATTTTTTTTTGTGTTTCTTTATCAATTATTTTCTTTTCCATATTAACTCCTTTCAAAACTAGGGTTTCCTATAAAATCATAGAACTCTATTATATCTCCACGTCCAACATTTATTTCAGTTTGTTTTCTAATAAACAAAACATCTTTTAATGCTATATAAGGACAAGCTGTATCTCCAGTACCATTTTCAAAATTAATAACTATTTTAAGCCTATTATCTCCAGATGTTTTATCTAGATAATATAACAAATCATCATTTTTAAAAAGAGCATCTGTTTTACCATCTTTCAATCCTTCCATTTCATATAATAGATTACTAGCTTTGTTATTATTTTTTATTAGATTGTTTAACATTTTTATTTCTGTTTTCTTAGCTTCCATAATAGCATATAAACCATCTGGTTTTTTATATTTAGAATCAGGATATTGTTTAGTATGGTCAAGAATTAATTTTTCTAATTTTTTTATTTCTTCTTGTAATTCTATTATTTTTGTAGTACTAGATTGAACGTTTTTATCTTTAATTAACATTCTAATAAACTGAGCTACAGTTATTTTTCTTAGTCCTATTTTACCAGTAACTATTTGACGTCCATTAAGATATTTACTATATGTTGGACTATTATAACTATAAATAGGAATTTTTTCATTAGTTTGTTCTAAACTAGCTACTACAGCATTACCTATTAAACTATCTTTACCATCTAGTTTTACGTGTATTTTTGTTCTATTTGGAGCCGCATAGAAACCATTTTCAGTAAATGCTTGAATAAACTCATCGGTGAATTGTTTATCTATTTCCATAATTCACCTCCAGAATTAATGTTTTAATTGCCAGTGAGGCATATCTTTGAATCTTACCCAATCTCCGCCCCATTCAATATTATACTTTTTCATTAATGGTTCAGCTATTTTTCTTATTTCAAGATATTTATTAGCATCCCAATCAAGAGTACCTTTTTGTTTACCAGTAAATGCAAAATCTATAGCATGAGAATATCCATCTTCATGTATTTGATGTTGTGATTTATTTATTAAACCATCACACTTTGTTACTACTCCAACTTTTCTACCCCATCTATCTGTAAATCTTGTTCTACCATATGAAAAATACATTTGTTGAGTTTCTAAACTTCTAACTCCTTCTACTATAGAAATATCATAAGGACTTATAGCTAATAATTCTCTTATGAAATTAACTAAATTAGGATGTACGTTTTCTAATCTTTTTAAGCTTAATTGACTAAAGCTCCAGTTATTTTTGTTTTCCAATATTAACACCTCTGTTTAATAATTCTTCTTTAATACCATTTTCTATTAAATCACTATGCTTTTCTAAATCAATGAATTTTAAAAATTCTAAATCTCCTCTAGCTTTTGCTATATGATAATTTAATTGATTAGCATAAACATAATAAACTCTAATAAATTCTCTCATTCTATAAAGAGCACTTTGTTTTTGAAGTTTTACTCCTGTTATTTTATCTAAGTAAATTTCTTTCCAACAATCATCTATTACTCTAAGTATTTCAAACATATCTTTTTTATCTATAACAGGTAAACCAAGAGCCTCTATACATTCATCTTTTCTTTCTTCTGGTAATTTATCCCAAGTATTAGAAACATCTTTTTTTATATTATCTATTTCTTCTTTACTTCTTATTATATGAGAAGAATATATATCACTTTTAAAATGATTAAAAAAGAATGGAATTCTAAATGATACTTTGCCTTCACAAATAAAAGTAGCAATTATTCTTCTAGCAAATTCATTAACACTTTGATTATACTGTGTATTAACAAATTTTACATTTCTTAGTATAAAATCACCATAAGGGTCTTTGTTTTCTTTTTGTATTACATATAAATCCATAGCTTCAAGCTCTTCTACACTTTGTATATAAGGTTTATTTTTAGTGTCGTTATTAGTAAATAATAAACTTTGTAAAGGATATCCTTCTAATACTTCAAATACCATTACTCCTGAAGTGATTTGATTACTTGAACTGTAACCCATATTTTGTTTAAAACCTATATGAAAAAAAGGTTCTACTTGTTTTGAGCTATCTATTTTTAACATAGAAATCATAGGTCTATGTATATTAGTCATTCCAGGTTTATAGAAAAATACATTTAAGTCTGCAAGACTATTTTTTGTAATAATAAAATCCATTTTACCTCCAAATTAAAAAGGATTCTCAATAAGAGAACCCTTAATCCTATATTACTTGTCCAGGAACTAATTGACTTTGGTTAGAAACTGTTTCTTCTTTAACTTCTGTTCTAGAAACTGCTTCAAAACTAAATTGTTCTCCCATAGTAGCTGAACCACCTATTGAATATCCACTAGATGTAAATTTTACTCCTAATATTGAAACAGAAAATACTTTCTTGTTTACAGGGTTAGTAAAATACATTTTAATTTCACAAGGCGGTAATTGGTCCATGTGTTGAAAAGAATCAAGTTCTTTTAAATCTATAATACCGTTTGTATCAAGTTTTAATTTAGAACCATCAACTGGTTTATAATGTTTCATCATTCTTCTAATTCTAGCACCTATAGATTCGTTTAAAACCACACTAGTCAAATGACCTCTGATTGATTTAAAACCTTCAGTAAGCCCTCTAGGGTCTGCACTTCCAAAAGCCCATCTAGGTTCTTTTTCATTAGAAGTAAATACTTGTAAACTAACTATAGTAGTTAAAGGTAATTGATAAAACTTTTTAGCTCCATTTTCTTCTGTAACTATATTTAAAAATAGTTTACAGTCTTTTCCAGTTCCAACAGCGTAATTATATATAGGTTGTTTAAAATCTATTGATTGTTGTGCCATATTTTATACCCCCCAAGAATAATATTCTGTTTGACCTTCAGGTGTTTCATCTGTTCCATCAACAGGTTTATAGTCTTCCATATCTTTAGCTAACCAACTATATTGTTCTCTAACTGATAATTGGTCAACTCCAACTCCTGAACTACCAGAAGCAAATCTCATTCCAGAAATTACGTGTTGTATTTTTTTATTTTTATTTGTTTCTTTTACACCTAATACTACTATATCCATATTAGGTAAATCATTAACAGAGTTTATTTCTCCAAAATCATATTTAGGAACATAAGAACCATTAGCAGTTTGATTGAAACCAAGTTCTGCATATTGTACTCCAGCATCTTTTAAAATTTGTCTTATTTCTCCAACAAATCCTTTATTAAGTACTTCAAATACGATAGAACCGCTTATTAACTTAGAACCTCTTGCTACACCTCTTGCATATTTATAACCAATAGCAATTACTGGTTCAGAAGCATATGTTTGTTTCCAAGAATATGCACTAGCAGTTCCAAGTTCAACAAGTTCAAATTTATCTACTCTGTTATAAACATCATATCTAGTAGGAACTTTAATAAATAATTTTACTTCAGTTCCGTTAAATGTATCAAACTCTTTAGATTTATTCTTAAAGTTATGAAACATGTCTTGTGGATTAGCCATTATTTATCACCATCCTACTGTTCATTAAGTTTTTGATTTTCTACTTCTCTCCAAGGTTCTATTGAACCTAATATTTGTACTTTAGTAGCAACGTCATGCATAGGTGTTCCAGCTGACACTCCAAAAGTTTCACTTAAAAATGTAACTAAATTACATCTAAACATATAAATCTTTCCTTTTTCATATCTTCCTATAGAATCATCTATATCATCTGCTGTACCATATACTACAATATTTACAGGAGGTAAATCTGTTAAATCTATAATTTCATCTTCATATAATTCAGTAACTAAGTTTTCTGTTGGTCCAGACAATAATCTTTGGTCTTCTTCAAGTATTGTGTACTCTTCAAAGCCCCAACCATTCAAGTTTACTTGAGTAAACATCTTAGTTTGAGTATTATATTTTCTAACATCTTTTGTTAAAGCTCTTAAAAAACCATTGTCTATTTGTGAAAAAACAATAGTACCATATGTATTTCTTAAAGCTTGTGTAACAGCTACTGGATTTTTTCTTCCAACAGCATGAGTCCATCTAGCTGCTCTATTTGTTTCTGCTATTATTTGTTGTAAGTTACCTATATCATAAGTAAAATATTTAACAACTTTTAATCCATTAGAATCTGTTTTAGTAAGTGGAACTTCCATAAAAACTCTTAATCCAGAACCTTTACAAAGTACGTTTCCGCTACCCATTACATAATCATTATGAGCCATTATGGTGTCACCTTACCTTCATATTTTTCCCAATCAGTTATTTCACCAATAGCCATAAAACTAACAGCATTACTAAATTCAGTTGAATTAATTGCTATACCAGAAGCTTCAGAAGTTATATAAACACCTTTTATAGTTTTCTTTCTAACTTCTATTACACCAGCTTGGTTTTTACTTTTAGATATTAAAATTATTTCGAAAGGAGGTAATTGACCCCAATCTACTTTAGAGTTATCACTATGAAATTCCCATTGAGTAAAGTTATCTTCATAACTTAAAAATGGTGTTTCGTATAAAGTAGGGAATTTTATTTTATCTGCTCCGCCATTAATACCTTCCATAATAACAGCTTTTAATTTACTAAATGAATTTTCATGAAATACTTTAAAAGTCATTTGACCTTCTGCTATTTCCATACCAGGGTAAATGTCAACAGGTCCTCTTGAAGTAAGTGTATATTTTGGAGAAGCACTATTAGATACTTGCCATCCTATATTTTCTAAGAAACCTATATCAAAATATTCTTTTATATATCTATCAGCTAGGTTTTTAGTAAAAAATATTTTAGGAAAAGCAAATTTACATTCTAATTCAGCACCACTGATAGTAGCTGAAATAAATTCTTTTTGTTTTCTTGCCATTTGTACCTCTTTATATTTAAGTGAGGGAAAATTTTCCCTCACTATTTAATTTTATTTTGTTTATAATATTCTAGCTGACATTCTTATTAATTGTAAAGTTTGTATTTCTGTAGCTACGAAGTTCATGAATAAAGCTCTTTCTGAAACTCCATTAGGATTTTTAACAGAAGCTAAGTTTAAGCTTAATTCATAATTAGGTAAAATGTATTCATTAACAGCTGGTTTGAAAGCTCCTTCTTCTACATTTGTTTTAATTATAGCTAAATCAGTTCCGTCATCTATTCTTTCTCCTTTATAAGGAAGTAAAATAGCTTTTGAATTTTCTATTAATTCATAAACAGCAATTAATGTTTCAATTTTTTGGAATTGATTATCAGGAGAAGTCATTAATTGGCTTCTAGATACAGAACCTACAGATTGTCCATGTTCTTGTTGAACAACACAGAATTTCTTAGAATCAAGTAATTGTAATTGTTTTTCAGAGAATTTAACTTGGCATTCACCTTTAAAATTAACTCCAGCTGGACTTCTCTTTACTCCAACTTCTTTACAGATATTAGAATATTGTCTTGCTAAATAAGTTCCTTTAAAGTCTTTGTTGTTTACATTCATTATGTATTTAGGATTTAATCCAGAAGAAATTTCAGTAGGAACTTCTTTATCTAAAGTGATTTCAACAGCGTTTGTACCAGTAACTACTATTTTTTCTACTTTTGCAGAGAAAACTAAAGTATCCATTTTGTTATAAGTATAAACTTCTACTCTATCTCCTACAGAGAATGCAGTTGTAGATTTCTTAGTAACTACTTTCTTTTGAGCTATAGTAGCAACTTTAGCTTGTGGTAATCCCCTTAACCCACCAAGTCCATCATACATATTAACTCCAACAACTACGCTTAGGAATTTTCCTAAATCATTTTTTTGTCCTCTTGAATCTACCATTGTAGAATGTTCTCTTATGATTTCATACATAGCAGCACATTTATCTACATAAGCTTGTATATCTTTTATAGAAGCGCTCTTAGGAGGTTCAGGACTTAGGAAAGTATAACAAGAATTTTGTGTAGAAGTTATTTTTAAGTTATGTAACAATGTTCTTCTTAATAGAGAAGCACTATCTGCTAATTTAACTATATCTAATTTTTCTAATACTTCTGTTTTTGTTTTATGTTCAGGTTTTACTTTAAAAGAACCTTCTTTAATTCTAACAACTGTATCGTTATCAACTTTAACCATAAGTTCTTTTAAAACATCTATTTTTAATTCGTTATTATCTACAGATATTGAAACATAAGTAGATAAATCTCCAGTTTGATTTGTTACAGCTAATGTTTTAGAACCAATAACTCCAGAATAAGTTACATCTGCTCCAAATTTAAAATCTTTTACTCCATCTTCTGTAATTAATTTTGCAGTTTCATCATTGATTAAAACTTCGAACGTATCATGAACACCATCTGTAGCTTCTCCAGTAGAAACTGTAGATTTAGTTCCTTTTATTGATAAATCGAATTTTTTATCAACAGTTATTCCAAGAGTTGAATTGTAAGCACTTACTGATTTAACTAATTCTTGGAAATCTTTAAATTGGTCTTTTAATTCTTTAACTTGTACTTTATTTGGGTCTAAAGCTAACATGTCATCTAAACTTAAACCAGCAACTATTATTTCTCTAGAAGCTAAGTTTTCAGTAGCTTCAAAAGCATAGTCTAAAGCTTCATACATATCTGCTAAAGAGTTTAAATCAGGAGTATCTCCATTTCTTTTTACTATTCTTACTAAAGCTATATTTGAACCACTAGGTATTAATCTAATTATATTTCTAACTTCTCTTGTCATAACAAGGTTAGTTGTTTCAAGTGTTTCTATAGCATCTTCAGCAGAAGAAATTATTATAGGGTTGTTTGGTTCTATATAAGTTTCTTCTATATCTCCAAATTCATCTGTTGATTTCATTATTTCTGGTAAGATACAATAAATTGTATATACATCTTTTAATCTAACAACAGGTGGAGTAGTTTCGTTAGTATCGTTAATATTAACATAAAATCCAGGTAGCATTTTGTTTTTATCTATTGCCATTTAGGTTATTACCTCCAATTTGGTATTTCAAACGATTCATAATCGTTATTTTTATTTTCAATTTTTTTAAATGATTTGTCTAAAACATAAGAATCTTTTGTCGACTCTATATTTTTATTTATTGTTTCTGAATTTGTCATATTATATACTTCAAACTCAGTTGGTTCTACATCAAAAGCAATTTTAAATGCTTCTATCAAATAATAGTTATTATATTCACTTTCTTCTTTTAATCTCATATGGAAGTAAATCTTAACAGTTCTTAATTCATCTTTATCATTTAAAGGTTCTGTTTCTATATGAGATATTCCACATACTACTACAAAAGGTTTTGTAATCCTATGTGAATAAACATTAAGTGATTTTTCTAATATGTTTATTATTTTTAATTGTTGTTTTAGAGTATTTGTTTTAACTGTAAAAATAAATTCATTATCTGAATAAAACAATTCTTTTCTTATAGGAACTTCTTCAGGTAAATCCTTTCTTTTTTCTATTCTAGTTGAGTTACTAAAAGTAGGTTTACCAGCTAATAATACTCCCTCATTGTTAAATAATACAGTAGGGTCTCTATCTGTATTAGTATGATAACAACGTTTATTTAAATTTATATAAATTAATCCATCTTCAACAGGTAAAGATTTAGTTGTATCTTTTTCATGTTTATCTTCTCCTAAAATAATTATAGGAGAAATTTCTTTATTTATTATAAATGCAAACTCAACTAGTTTCTGTAGTTCATCCATTGCATCTAACAATATATTTGGTCTATCGAAGATAAATCTATCTTTATATTTATCAACTAATCCTTGTAAAGCTTCTATTCTTTTTTGACTTATCTTCATATTAACCTTCTTGTATTTCTATAAGCTTATCAAAATCTTCTATTTTAAATCCTTTAATGAAGTTTACTTTTCTTCCTATGATTTCATAAAAAATAAAATCATGGTCTCTAAACTCTTCTCTGTTAACTATTTTATAGACAGAAACTATAGTTTTTTCATCTTCTTTTAAAAGACAAATTAAATCTTCAGTGTTCATATCTTGATAAAGTTCATCAACATAAAATTTTCTATCTTCATTTATTGATGTAGCAAATTTTGTTTTTTCAAACTGAGTAACATAACTATTGTTAAGTTCATTTCTTATTTTATCTGTCAATATAGCTTGTCTAATTTTACCAAACCCATAACATTTAGGACATTTAGGGTCTGGCTCAGAATCAACAAGTCTATCTTCATCGTAACAATCACAATTTTCTATAGCTTTTAACCAAAGACATTTACTTCCAGTCCTCGAAGCTTCTTTGAACTTTAAAGAATACTGATTTTGCACAACCCACCTCACATCTTTTTAATTTATGAGCAATACCTGGTTCTTTATATAAAGCTTCATATAATTCCTTTTCAGCTTCATAAATTAGGTTCTTAATTAAATCACTACTTGAAACAGTTCCGTTAGCTCCTCCGCCAACTCCTGTTGCAAAGTTACCTAATTTAAGATTGCTTGTACTAGGAGAAGCTCCTAAACCAACATCTGCGTTTACTCCATTGATAAATTTTAAAGCTAAAAATTCAGACATGCAGTATAAATTAACTAATCTCTTATATAAAGGAAAATATTCTATATCTTCTATTTGAGTTTTATCTAAACCAAATCTTCTTTTTAAATATACTGATTTTTCTTGTATCATTCTTTTAAATCTTTCATCTGTTTTTTCGTTAAACTTTAAATCAGTGTCTTTTAAAAATTCTCTTAAGTCTTTTACATTACTCCAATAATATCTAGGTTCTTCTTTTATTATTATCTTTTTATCTAATATAGAAATAACATATATTACGTTTGTTTCTCTATTTATATAAGTTTTATCTTTTACATTTAATTTATATTTCTTATATGGAAAATCAGGATAGATTTCATTAGTGTATTGTTCTACTTTTATAGGCATAGAACTTTCATCTATAAATCTTAAACCATCTGGGTCAAACTTAACTCTAAGAGTATTTGCTAAATTCTGTACTATTATTTGTTCTTCTGAACTAGAAATAGTAAATTGATTATCAAGAGTATAATCATCAATATCAAGTTTTATTTCTTTAGCTTCATCTTCTTTTTTCTCCGCCGGCGCATTTTTTTCGTCGTCAGGATTAAAAAGATAGTTAATAGAATTAGCTTTTAATTTAATACCATCAAAAAAGTTTCCATATATTTCTATTTGAGTTTCATCTATAACTCTGATTATAAATCTTTCTTTTAGTTCTTCATTGTTTTTATAAAAGGTAAAAAAGTTATTTACGAAAGGATTTTCATTTTCGTCTAATTTATATATAACTTTATCCCTTTTCCAAATAACTTTAGACATAACTCATTACCTCTTATTTTTTAGTTCTTTTAGATTTTTTTTCAGGTTTTTCTTCAGTAGCTTCTTCAGCAACTTCTTCTTCTACTTCAGGTTCTTTATTTTCTTCCACAACAGGTTCTTCAGATTTAGTTTCAACTGTGGGAATTTCTGTTTTAGAAGCTTTTTCTTGAGAAGCAGTATCAAGCATTTCTTTATCTAAATCAACTATTTCTAAGTATTTTTCTTTTATGAAATATTCTAATTTTTTTACATTTTCTTCAGTAGCTTCAATAGAAGGTTTTTCTAATGTAAGAGTTATTCCTTCTTTAGAAACATAATGAACATTTTTAAGTCTTATAACTTTCATTGTTCCTCCAATCTATTTTAATAAAAGGCGGGCAAATATATACCCGCCCTATATTATTAAGTTAATTAAAATAATTTTTTACCGTGTTCTATAGATATAACTCTATTTTCAGATTTAGGGTCAAATACGTCATCAGTAACGTTGATATTTCTGAAAGCGAATACTCCATGGTCTTTATCTAATACGAAGTTGTAGTAGTTTTTGAATTTAATCTTTGTAACGTCTACAAATTTATCTTCTATTTTATCAGATATAATTCCTCTACCATCATGAACGTGAGTTAAACATCTTGAACTATCACATAATATAATGTCTGTAACATCATTAGGTGCAGTAGCATGTTGAACTGTAGGTTTAATAGTAAATCTTGTTCCAGGAGTAGTAATAGCAGTTCCTTTTTTGAAGAAACTTACTAATGGAGTAACTATTACATTAAGAGTTTTATTTGTTATTAATTGAGGAACAGCTAAATGTTCTTCTTTTTCTAAAATTGGCCCATGAACTTTTGCCCATTTTGTTAATTGGTTTTGAGCAACTGTAGGCATTTTCTTAGGAATCATAAACCAAATATTTGCAGTTTCTTTTAAGTATTTTTTAATATTAGGTTCAGCGAAGAATACTTTCCAAGCTAACGGATGTATAAATATAGTATCTACGTCATATCCAGAATGTTGAGTTTCAAAGAAGAAGTTTTCTAAGTCTCCTAATAATAAAGTACCATTTTTTGTAGCTGGGTTAGCAAATGAAACTCCAGAAGGCATTTTAGTTGGGTCTAATCCATCTAATACAGTTCTTCCGTTAGCTTCTATTAATCTAACAGCTTCTAAAGATTTATATCTTTTAATGTCATTTATTGCAGCACTACAAAGAGCAGTTAATAAAGCAGCACCATTTCTTTTGATTGCTTCTTCAGTAAGAGTAACGAAAACCCCGATTTTTCCTTTAGAAGTTTTGATATAATCTTCTGTAGATTCTAGGTTTAAAGTCTTGAATTCTCCACCTTCAGCTACTCTAGTTGTTGCTGGTGAACCGTTTTCTCCTATTACTATTGTATAAAATACTGTAGCGTCTTCTAGAACTAAGTCTCTAGATATAAATTGCCAAGCTTCTAATTCTTGAGTTTCTATTCTTGTAACTAATCTGTTTATTACTTGTTGAGCGAAGAATCCTAATGAACTAGCAGAAAAGTCTTTTATTATATTTCTTCCAGCATTTTCATTAAAATCTTTTGCTAATGTTTCTATTTTTTCAGAAAGGTCAGCTAGAGACATTTTTGTTTGAGTATTAGCATCAAAACCATCATGGTATATTGCATCTGCTAAGTCTTCAATTTGTTTTATAAACTCTACACCTTTTTCTGGGTCTTCTTTAAAAGCGTCTGTATTAAGAACTTTTCTTTCTTTGTTTAGTTCCATAAATCCTTTTACAGCGTCTTTTATTTGTAAATCATTATAATCGAAAATTCTATTCATTTATCCTCCAATTTATTACATTGCAACGTAGAATTCTACTATTGTTTTAATATAATTTGCGTCGTTAAATTTTTCACCTATAGATAACCATACATTTCTAGATGTTCCAGCAGTATCTTTACCTTGTAAGTTAAAATCAAAACAAGATTGATTTGTGTAATATAAGTTATTATATTGTTCTCCAGGAATTATTGAAGTTGCTCTTCCAACTCTTTGAGTTATTTTATCAGTAGCATCATCAAAAACTACAGGCATTCCAGCATACCAAGCTTTAGTTTTATCAGCATTAGCAGCAGTTTCTCCAAATAAATATGGTAAAGTTCCATCAGTTAAACAAGTAGTTATTTCAGCAGTAGTTATAGGTCTAACTGAGCATCCTGGTTTAAATTCAAATAATTTCTTTGAAGCTCCATCTTTTTTATAAGCATATCCTCTTTCAAATAAAGCTTCGAATTGGAATACAGTAGGAGTAATTCCTTGTAAATCATCCATTGAGTTTACACTATTGATTGCTTGTTCAATTCCATTTCCAGTTAAAAGTGCTTTTAAATGAGCTGTACTTCTTAAACAATGTCCTATAACACCATATGGAGCTAGTGTTCCATCAGCTGGTACTAAATATCCTTTATCATTTATTGCTACAGCTATTGAAGGAGAAGAAACTAAATCCATTCCTTCTGGCATAATTCCTTTTAATTCTAATACAGTTTTTAAGTCTGGGTCAGCTAATGGTGTTCCAAAACCACTTGATACAACTGATTTTGCAGTTCCTTTATAACCCATTGGTTCGCTAAGTCCTCTATTTGTAAATAACACTATTGGTTACCTCCGTTTTTAATTAAAATTTTTAATAAATAATTCAGATAAAGAATCTTTGTTTTCAACTTTAGCTTGAGCATCTTTTGCTTTTAGCATTTCTTTTAAAGCTTCTAAATCATCTTTAATATTTTTTTCAACCATTTCCGCAGAACCTTCTTTTGGTTCTTCTTTTCCGTCATTTGCTTGTCCAGCATTTTCTTTATTATCTTCTACATTAGTAGCTTCAGGTTCAGTTTCTGGTTCAGTTTTAGGTTCTTCTGGTTTTTGTTCAGAATCCTTAATAGTTTCAACTTGAGTTGCAGCTATTTGTAAACTATCAGTAACTTCTTTTACTAAGTTATTAGTAGAAGTTTTTAAACTATCTAATACTTTTGTAAGCTTTTCAATCTTTTCATCTTCTAAAGAACTGATGAAATCTTTTATTTCCGCTTCGGCAGAGTCTTCAAATTTCCAAGTGTTTTTCATGTCCTTTAAAAGTAAAGTGATTGTTAAATCTTTAATCATTTCATCACCTTTATTTTTATTATCGTTTTGAGTATTGTCTAACACATTTTCATTGTTGTCAATTTTCGGTACGATAGTATTAGAATCCGTAATTTGTGTTTTGTCAATTTTAGAGTCATTCGTTTTATTATCTTTTTTATCTGGTATATAAATTATACTAGTGTCATTAGCTGGTACATTTACTATAGAAATTTCTCCAGCTTCATATTGACCAGAAGCCACGGGAATACAAACTTTTTTTGTTTTGTCTTCCATTTCATATTCTCTACCTACAGAATGAGAACATTCCCAAATTGAACTTCCACAAATATTACATCTCATATCTTCTACAAAAATACCTTGTGATACAGTTAAATAAAAACCATCTTCTATTTTTTTCATTGTTTCATCATCAACGAATGCTTTTAAAATAGTAGAACCTGTACCTTCTTCAAAACAACCATTGTCTTGAAAGAATTTTAAAACATCTTCTGGTAAAACAGAATCATGAGCAGTTTCTATTGATAAGCCATCATGTTTTATATACCAAGCATCTAGTATTCTTCCTTGTGGCTCACCTTCTATTTGGTCATGATTTTTTAGAACTGGTTTATTATAAGGAGATGTCCAACCTCCAGAAACAACTAATTCTTTTGTTGATTTGTCAGCATATGTTCTAGAATTTATTTCTTTATCAGAAGTAGTAGCCAACATATAAACAAGATTATTATATTCCTTGTTTAAAATAGGTTTTCTTTTTTTCTTATCAGATATTTGAATTTTTACTTTTGAATCATTGAAAGTTTTATCTTCTTTCATTTTATTTATATCAGTAAAATCATTTATCTTATATAAGTGTTTAATCAAGCTTTTTCACCTCAATCTTTTTTAGTTTTCTTTGTGGTTCCAGTACCACCTGTATGTTGATTTTTAGGATTATTAACATTTTCTACATTACCATTCATTTCTTCTTGTTCGTATAATTTTTGGAAAGTTTTTTCTATATCAAACTTTTCATCCATAGAACATAATTCTCTAGCTTCATCAATAGTAATAACTCCACCTTGAAATAAGAACACGGCGTGTTTTTCTTTTCTTTCTTTAACATTAAAATCATCAGTAAATTTAATTTCTATATCTTTATCTACTTTAAATAAATCTAAACATATATTGTGTATGATAGTTTTATTTATTTGAAATTCAAGTTCTTTCAAGAAACTATTTGTTATTAAAAGTGTATTTTCATCTTGAGTTTCAGCATCTTGTCTACCAGAACTAGTAGAACCAAGTTGTCCTTTTGAAGTATAAAGTCCAGCATACATTTGAATTTCTAAAGCTTCAAGTAATTTATCAGGACTCTTGAATTCTTTTTCTACTTTATTTATATTAACTGGTATATCAAATATTAAATCATCATCTGTTTGTTCTAATAATGCTTTAGCAGAATTATAACTATCTGTTTTTATTTGTCTTACTTGTCCACTTTTAGTAATACCTAATTCATATATTATACGAGTTATTCTTTGGTCAGCATACGATTCTAAAGCGTTATCCATTAATAAATTATATTTTTGAATAACTGGAATTACAGAACACCATATAGGCATTGCAAATATTTCATCTGATTCTTTATTATAAGTATAGTGAAATATTTCAACTCCATTTTTGAATTTTCTATCTTTGTATATAACTCCAAAACCATCGTAACCATCTTCACTTAAAATAAAAGTTTCACAAAAACTATTACCGAATTTTTTATCTACAGTCCAACCTTTATTTTGAATTATTTTAAGTCTGTCTATTGCAGAATTTTTTCTAATAGGCATTATGAAAACATTAGAATATTTTACTAAATTTTGAAAAGCTTCTTTTAAGAATAAGTTAGGATTATAGTTACTTCTTTTTAAAATAAGATTAAATTCAGTTGCAACTTTTTTAACTTCTTCTGGATTACTTCCAATAAATTTTATTGGTTTATCAGAAGCTTTTGCTGTTATATTTAAAATAGCTCTTGCAAGTAATGGTAATTTAAAAATTTCATCTTTGATTTTTTTAAGAACATTGTCCATGTTATAACACATGGCTTTTTCTCTTTTATCACCAATATTGAACGATAAGAAATCTTTATCTATATAAGTAGATTTATATATAGATGAATAATCTCTTTTTTCATTATCAACACGTTCAACTATTGTTTCTTTTTTATTTTCTTCTTGTTTGTCTGTTGCAAAGAGTTTACTAATAAAACTTATTTTTCTCACCACCTTATTTTAATAATTCAGTTATTTGATAAGTAGATAAATAAGTATTTTCTTCATCTTGCAAAAACTCATCGGTTT